TGGGCGGAGTCGCTTCACATATGAGAACACGTACACTAAGTGACCCAACTGTTTATAAGGCAGGTAATGCAAATTACCGGCGTTATGATCCGGGGTTGGTAGAGAATGTCAACTACCCAACCCCCTCTGTGACTGATCCGGCAATTCCGTCCACTTCGGTGATGACGGATGAACTGGTCAAGCACAAAGACGAGGGCTACTGCAAGCATGATAAACGGGAATGGCAGCTTTTTGGCTTCCCTACCATTTATCAAGTCAGAGTCAACGCTGGTATTCCATCGAATTTACATACGATGGACATCACTGGTGACTTCTTGCCGTACACTTATCTCCGTACTAGAACGAGCATACTGAATCCAGTTGTTGGGTCTTCGACCTTCGACTGGAATCGGTTCTCGTACTATGCGCTCAAGGCCATGAAACCGAAGTTCTCGGACATGAGCCTCGCTAACGACATACTCGAACTCGGACAGATTAAAGATATCTTGAAACCCTTCGGCCAAAAGCTGAAGAATATCAAGAAGTCTATCCGTGGCAAAGCATCTAACGCTACCTTATGGTATATGTTTGGTGTTAAGCCATTAGTCGAGGATATCGAAGGTATTGCTGAGCTTATCCGGACTTTACCGGCTAAGATAGCTGCCATTAGGAAACGCGCAAGTCGGCTTCAAACCCGACATTACGCATGCCCCTCTGGCCAGCAAATAGCATTACCTGCAGATCCTGCTAGCTTCGCCGTTATAGAGAACAGTGGTACCTTCCGTGAGGTTGGTATCAAAGCGCTATATCGGTGGATCAACGAGCCTGAGTACCACGCTACCCTGAAGTTCAGATACGATGTTTCGTCTCTGAGCGACTTGGAGCTTAGTATTCAGGCTTGGGCACAAGCGATGGGCATTGACAAACCTTTATCTGTGGTTTGGAATGCTATTCCGTTCAGCTTCGTCGTCGATTGGTTCGTCGACGTTGGAGATTGGATTGATTCGCTTCAGGCTGAGCCTGTGTTACCCATTGTGATCGAGTCCTTCTCGCATAGCTTGAAGTACTCGTATAGAGCCGACGCACTCCTTAGTTACTGGCAGGGCCTATATATAGGCACTATCGGTCACGGGACTACGTCATACTATGAGCGCAAGAAGGATATTCCTTCTACCGTTGCACCTCTTAACATCAAGTTTCCAAACTTGACTCAAGTGGTACTAGGGTTAGCTCTTCTCGGACAGGCGCACGAGAATGCGAGGAATCGCAAACACGCGCCCACCCGTAGACCGCCACGATTACCGTGGCTTAAGTTCAGTTCTTCTATACCATCCAATCAGATCCGATAGATGAGTTGGGGCTTTCCCCTCCTTATCTGTAGTCTCTGGTGGTTTCAACGACATGCAGTAATGTATGCGTTGTTGGTGTAGATCCTGACTTTCGTCGGACCCATCCTGGTATCCAATCCAGAACGGTCGTCGGCTTTCGCCGATTCGGACATTCACGCCGTGAGGCGTTAACACAGAGTGTAACATATGTTCACTGATCCCATCACCTTGGTTGGCGATAGTGCCTCAACCAGGAATTATGCGCTGAAGTCTATCGTGGACGGTAAAACCGTCCGCGCTAACGCTGCAGCGCCCGTAAACCTCCCCGAACTGCTCACTATTTCACATAGTGTTAGCAGTCGGAATGGAGTTCCGCTGGATCGTCATAGCATCCGGTTGGACTTGTGCAAGGCTAACGCCCTGCTCACTGTCCTCCAGGCCAGCTATTACGTCGTGATTGAAGTCCCTCAGGACTCCACAATCACTGCGGCCATGATCAAGGATATGCGCACTCAGATGACGAATTTCGTCACTGATGCGAACATCGCCAAGATCCTTAACGGGGAGCCCTAACTAGGCTCTCTGTTTCTGGTCGAAGCATCATAGGTTACGTGCACAACTAATGGATGTTGGTGCTGTTCTCGTTTATTCAACGATAAATAGGCCCTGGCATCCCCTCCTCACCCCCTTGATCCGTCTATGACGGTTAGGGGTGGGGTTGTAGTTGTTAAAGCTCGATGGTGTGTGGTCCGTGATACATATCTTGTGTTGCTTCCTATTCTATGAACAGGTTACAACCGCTCCGAGAGGAGCGAGACATGTGTGAGTTTTATACTCACTTACACGAACGGCTCATCATCGATGTAGCCGGGTCGTACGAGTCTCTTGCTGTGAAGCAGGAGTCTAATCGCGACGTTGCAGTCTTGCGACGTCGTGTCAGGAGTGAGGGCCTCTCGTTTTTAACGAAGGTCCTTCCTAAACTCGCGAAAGAGCTCGACCGAGCTCTCTCGCAGGGCACACTATTCGCTCCGCGCGGCTTCGTAACGAAGCCTCGCTCCACAATCCCCAAGTTTCTTGGGTGGTTGTTCGAACGTGTGTTCTCTGATCAGGGACATGAACTGAGTAGTGCATGTCCCCGTGCGGTCCGAGACCTACGCCAGATCTTGTACTTCTTGTACAAGTTAGAGGTACCATATACTCATGAACAGGAAACGACTTGTCTCCTGGGCTTTGAGGCAACTGACTCAGGTTTACCTGATACTGTTGCTAGTGACGACGTTATTGTCCACGCTCGTAACTTCGTTACGAACGTGTGCGGACTTTTTTGTCCGTATGACGTCGTCCCTAAACATGGGCCAGGGTCTGTGGCCACGGGTGAGGAGAACCATGAGAAGCATCGCTTCTCGCGGCTCTATCAGGCTATTGAACGTGAGTATCCCTTTACGGAATACTTCGTTTATTCGCTTGATCACCCTTGTCTCGATCCTAGTTATCTGCGCGGTCTTCAGGTCCAAGAGGCCGGGACGGCGAAAGTCGTCCTAGTTCCGAAGGATTCTAGAGGCCCGCGGATTATCTCGTGTGAGCCATTGGAATACCAATGGATCCAACAAGGGTTAGGTGGCGCTTTACAGCGTCACCTCGAGAAGCACTGGTTAACGTCTGGTCACGTGAATTTCACGGATCAGACGATCAATCAGCGTCTCGCTCTTGAAGGTTCCATTAGTCGCCGATGGGTCACATTGGACATGAAGGAGGCATCTGACCGTGTGTCTGTAGCGTTAGTCAAGGAGTTATTCCGTGACTGCCCTACTTTATTGAATTGCCTATTGGCAACTCGAACACCGGCCACACGTCTCCCTAATGGCAACGTTGTCGTCATGAAGAAGTTTGCCCCGATGGGAAGCAATTTGTGCTTCCCGATAGAGGCTCTCGTTTTCATGGCGCTTGGCGTCGGAGTCTTACTGGCGAACCAGTTAGCTCGTAATCCATGTGCTGCAAGGCATCGCACCCTTACAGGGACTCGTCCGCTTTATGCGGCGAATCCCTATACGGGACTCATGCGACGGATTGCGTCTAATATGTTTGTCTACGGCGATGATCTAATCTGTCGAGGCGAAGACTATGCCTCGATCGTTGAGTACTTCCCTAAGGTTGGACTTATGTTCAACACGGATAAGTGCTGCACACAAGGTTCTTTTAGAGAATCTTGCGGTGTTGATGCTTATAAAGGCATCGACGTCACACCCCTAAAGTTAAAGGGGCTGTGGAGAACAGGCCGTAAACAGAAACCTGAAACCATTATTTCCTGGGTAGCATTTTCGAATGCTATCCGTGAACGTGGTTATCGCAATTGTGCCTCTCTTATGTTGGAGGCCGTTGAATCGCGTGTCGGCAAATTACCTACTCTTCCGAGTCGGTATAAACCGCTTGTCGTGAAACACCGCGATATCCTCCAGTATGGTATACTGGCAGCTATCGACGATTGTAGTCATGTGAGTCTACCCAATACGACTTGGCAGGTCAGGTTCAACCCTGACTTACAAGTTCGCGAATGGAAGGGACTCCAAGCAGTGCCACGGAAAGTAACTGTGGCTTCTGACGACTGGAGCATGGTGCTCAGGCGACATGGCTCTCGCAGAGATGCGAGAATCCTGTCAAACGAGCAACATGACGACCCAGGTTTCTTCACTGTGCGACGTAGTGTTACTTTAAAACGTCGCTGGCACACTCTATAGCCCTTTACAAGGCTTAATTGTGTGGAATATGTTCGGAAACGCGCATATTCAAGCGGGGGATGGCGCGAGCCATCCCCTAGATAGGACTGACG